ACTACGGCATTGAACAATGCCTGACCGAAGTGATGGAAACCGGGAAGCCATTCACCCGGGCCAAAACCATTTCGACGGCAACCAAATACTGGGACGAGCACCGTGACGAAATCGTCCGCTGGAACCACAAGGATGGCGAGCCTCAAGAAATCATTAAGGCCAACGCCGGAGTGTGGTGGGATGAAGTGCGGGAGAACGTGCGACCCGTAGCGGTAGAGTGGTCATTCGAGTTGCCGCTGGTCGTGGATCACAAGCCAGAGATATGGCTGAAGGGAACAATCGACTGTGTTCAAGAGTTCCCCATGCCGATCATCGACTGGAAAAACCCGGGACGCAAACCACACGCTGAATGGGAGAAGAAGCGTTGGTCGGTGCAGGCCGCAGCCTATACGTGGGCTGTCGCATCGCAGGCCGACAACGGGCTGAGCGAATCCGTAGGATTCCAGTTCGTGCATCTCGTCAAAGGAACGGTGCATTCAACTCTCGTAGATTTCGGACCGGCGGAGTGGGCTAGTCTGGTTGCACTAGCCCGCTCTGCTGGTACACTCATAGCCGCTGACCTACCGGTATGGCCGTTGAACATGACGGGCTGGCATTGCTCCCCCAAATGGTGCGGGGCGTGGTCCACATGCCGAGGTAGGTTTGCGGGACCAGATCCATGGAACCAACTATAGAAAGGTAGACCCATGGTTGCAGCAGCAACAGCAAAGAAAACAGAAAACAGTATCACCGTATTTCGGAGGCAGGTTATTCAAACGGGGAGTTACGAACCCGCTGAAGCATCCTGCGCTGTGACACTAACCATCGCTGATGGTTCATCGGAAGAGGAAGTGGCAGACCTGATTACCCGCTGGGGATCAGTACTGGAACTATCCAACTACGAAGCGTTGGGTGTCGGCTACGAAATAGCGGAGGACGGCACCGTGGAGATGCTTGCAAAAAGCATTCCCGGGGTTAGTGCGAGTGGACCCCCAGCCGTGGCGCCAGCCCCGGTTGCAGCGGCGGCTCCTGCCGGTGGTGGAGGCGGAAGCCTTGAGGATGTCTGGCGCAACCTGATGGACAACCAGTCCGACTGGTGGGATCCGAACTGGTCCAAGAAGATGGACCCGAACAGCAACTTCAACAAGAAGGGACCAGATTACAAGCGCCGGTCTGATGGCAAGGGGCTGTGGTTGACGAAGCAGGACGGGACCGTACTGGTACCCGGCTGGTTTGTTTGCCCATTCACTAGCAAGACCGCTGCCGATCTGGCATCTATCGGGGCACAAATAAGGGCCTGACCATGACGGCCATCATCCCCACGGATGAGGTCGCTGCCCGTCTCGCTGCCGCCCAACAGGGCGACAGCGGGGCGGGGGGTCACTCTCCGCAACCAAACCGGTGGTCCCTTACCACCATTGTCGTAGACGAACTCATTGGATTCATCCGTAACCCATCGGAACGGTGGTATCTGGGGTTCCCTGAGATAGACCTCGCCACCCGTGGCATCGGCAAGGGCGAAGTACTGATGGTGGTGGGACGATCCCACACCGGTAAGTCGCAGATGCTGCTGAACAGCATGGTCACCAACCTCGTCAACGATCCCGAAGCGCACGTTGTCATCTTCTCAATGGATGAACCCCGTGAACTTGTCGCAATGAAAATCTTTTGCCTGCTGCAAGGGCGTTCCTCCACTGATGTAGAGGAATCTATTAAAGCGGGTGATGAAGCGACGCTGAAAGCGATGCGTGACTCAGCCAAGAATGAGATGTCGCGTATAGCCATCGTGGATGAGTCCCTCACGTTGGACATGATGGCTGAAACAATGGACGAGGTGCGTGAATGGTGGGGATGCAACCCGTCGTTCTGCATGATCGACTATCTGGAACTGCTGCCCGGTGGGGAGTCCGACGCCACAGGAGTGACCTCCAAGGCTCAGGCCGTTAAGCGTTGGGCAAAGACCCAGCGTGTCCCCATCGGGCTGGTGCATCAGGCCGGGCGCGGTGCGGCACAACCCGGGTACTCTGCCGGTATCTACGCTGGCCGGTACGGTGGCGAGCAGGAAGCAATCTTCGTCATAGAGGTGTACCGGAAAAAGGACCGGCAAACCCTGTCTGACTGGGAGAAAAGGTACCACGAGAACAGTATCAACCTGAACGTGTGCAAGAACAAGCGTACGGCACGAATGGTGGATCAAACATACTATCTGGATCCGGCATGTGGGCACATTCACCCGTACTGGGAGGAGTTGATGCCCGGTGCAGAACCCCGGTGACGATCCAATGTGGGAAATGGATGAGGTGTCCCAACGCTTCGCCATACTGTTCCGGGGTGGCAAGATTGCGATAGATGACCCGGCTGAAGGTGGCTTCCGACCGTGGCAGTCCGACTCCGGCGGGTTCATGCCTGCCGACGACAAGGACTTCATCGCAACTTGCGATGACCACCTGTACCGGGGGCCATCCATCGGTGTGTACCCCCTGTTTTCGACAGAGGACGCCTTCTGGGTGTTCTGGGGGTGCGTGGACTGGGACACCGGCTTCGATGAATCTCTCGTCCACGCCCGCAACACGCAGGAAGTGCTGCGTCAACTGGGTGTAGCAGCGTGGGTGGAACGCTCACGTTCCAAAGGGTTTCATCTGTGGGTGTTCTTTGAAGGGGCGCAGCCTGCCGCCGATGTGCGGCACGGGTTGATCGCTGCTTGCGATCTGGTTGATGCACCCACCACTGAAGTAAATCCTAAACAAGTTGAACTGTCGCAACGTGGATGGGGGAACGGTGTTCGCCTCCCGTACGGGCACCTGAGGACACCCGGCGGCTACAACGAGGTGCTTGCTGCGGACGGTGAACCCATCCCTCTCGCAGAGTTCACGACACAGGCACACGCAACCCGGCCCACCAGACAGGCATGGAAGGCTGTCAGCGCCCTCTGGAGGGCGCCTGAGCGCCCCCGCAGGGTCCTTGGGGGGCCTACCCCCACCACAGACTCTCTGGAGGGCTTAGCGGCCTTCCTACGGCGCCTCGGGCCTGAACCCTCACCGCACAAACCAGAGGGAGACAGATCCGTAGCCCTGTGGAAACTAGCGTGCGCAATGACACGCCAAGGATACACCCGAACAACTATGCTACGGGAACTATCAAACGCCGACATAGAATGGGGCCGCAAGTTTGCCAACAGAGAAGACGGCGAAGAACAACTCGGGCAACTCTTAGACAGCGCATACAAGGACGTGCACCAGTGACCGACTCATACACCGTGATCATAGAACGGCGACCGAAAGTTAAAGCCCGCCCACGCCACACCAAAAGCGGCAAAGTGTTTACCCCAGCCAGCACCCTCAAAGAAGAGGACCACGTTGCGCAGGCATGGAACGAACAAGTGGGTGAAAAAATCTCTGGCCCAATCGAAGTAACAGTCATCTACTCACCCGACGCCACCATCCTGCACGTCACCTCATCACCACACAACGCGAAGACTCTACGGGGAGACTTAGACAACTACGTGAAACTCACGTTGGACGCATTGAACGAAGTGGCATGGGATGACGACAGGCAAGTGGTGCGTCTTAACGCATCCAAGGTAGACCGCCCCACCCAGTGATCCACCACACCGTAACGCCCCGCATGAAACAGGACGCTGAACGGATGGCTGACGAAATGGGTCAGTTAAACAACTCCATTCGTGAAGGCGACGGCAACATCTACGGGTTCATAGGTGAACTGGTGTTTGCTGAGATTACTGGAGCGAACCAGAACAACACGTACGACTGGGATGTGGAAATGCCAGACGGCCACACAGTGGACGTGAAAAGCAAATGCGTCACCTCCCCACCGAAACCACACTACGAATGCTCCGTGGCATCCATCGGCACCCAACAGAACTGCGACCACTATGCGTTCGTGCGAGTCCTCAAAGACTGCACCGAAGCATGGTATCTAGGAGCCATACCCAAGAAAGACTTCCTGAACCAAGCCACATTCATGGAAGCAGGAGTGTGGAAAGACCCATCCAATGGATGGTCACCGACCATCGACTGTTACAACCTGCCAATCAGCGACCTGC